GTATATCCATCGGTTGTATATAAAGACCCCGAAAAATACATCACCCCCGAAATTTTACAAGCACTAGATGAGTGTGCAGAGAAAGAGTTTTCCTATGGATCTTAAGGATTATATCGTCACCTATGATGACGTACTTGACGAGAATGTATGCAAGAATGCCATTGAGTTTTTCAATGAGGATCCAGGCATCGTCACTAGATTTGACGCTAAGATGTGTGGTTTCTCATCTATTAACTTAACTGAGCAGTGTGAGGTCAAGAAGAATACCAAGTGGGAACCTGTTAATCAACAGATCATACTAGCAATCAAAGAATGTGGTGAGAGATACATCAAAGACGTTGATTGTGAAAGGTATTGGCCCCAAAAGAATGCACTTGAGCAAGTCAAGATCAATAAGTATCAACATAAGACAGAGGATAGGTTTGATCGTCACATTGACGTTGGAGATCATAACTCTGCAAGGAGATTTCTTACCTATGTCATCTACTTGAATACTGTTGAAGAAGGTGGAGCAACATATTTCAATGACATAGATGTTGAAATTACTGCAAAGTGTGGTAGAGTAGTGATGTTCCCTTCTACGTGGACATACCCACATACCTACTGTGCACCTAAAGGTGAAGACAAGTATGCAGTATCCACCTACTTACATTATACATGACCTTAAAGATTGAAGAGATCACCTTAAGTAAACTCATCCTTGATGAGACATATACTAGGAAGGTCTTACCTTTTATAAAGGATGATTACTTTGACACACAATCACATAAGATACTTTTTAGTACCTTATCTGATTATGTTAATAAGTTTGAGACCACACCCGAACCCAATGCCCTAAAGATAGAAGTAGAGAAACGTCGGGACATCTCCGAGGAAATATACAAGGAGGTTGAGCAGTTTCTTAATAATTTAGATAGGGATGCGTATAACGAGGACTGGTTAGTCGAGACCACTGAGAAGTGGTGTAAAGAAAAGGCAATTTACCTTGCCTTAATGGAGTCTGTCAAGATTGCTGACGGACAAGATAAAACACGTACGAAAGATGCCATTCCGTCTATCATGTCGGAAGCTATTGGTGTGTGTTTTGATGATCATGTTGGACACGATTACATACTAGATTCTGATGACAGATACGACTTCTATCACAAGAAGGAAGAGAAGATACCCTTTGATATCGAGTATCTTAACAAGATTACCAAAGGTGGTTTACCTAATAAGACTCTTAACATCGCACTTGCTGGTACGGGTGTCGGGAAGTCTTTATTCATGTGCCATATGGCTAGCTCCGTGTTGTTACAAGGCAGGAACGTACTCTACATTACAATGGAGATGGCAGAGGAGAAGATTGCTGAACGAGTTGATGCCAACCTTTTGGACATCCCAATCCAATCACTCAACGACCCACTCCTCAGCAAAGAAAAGTACGCCTCCAAGTTGCTTCAGTTAACTAAGAAGACACAAGGTAAACTAATCATCAAGGAGTATCCCACAGCATCTGCACATGTGGGTCACTTTAAGGCACTCTTAAATGAGTTGTCTATGAAGAAGGGATTCAGTCCTGATATTATATTTGTGGACTACCTAAACATCTGTGCCTCAGCAAGGTACAAAGGAACTATTGTAAATTCTTATACTTATGTCAAAGCGATTGCAGAAGAGTTACGAGGACTCGCTGTCGAATTCAATCTCCCGATTGTATCTGCCACTCAAACTACTCGTGCTGGGTTTGGTAGTAGCGATCCTGATCTCACAGATACCTCTGAGTCTTTCGGACTACCTGCTACTGCTGACCTTATGTTCGCTCTTATATCAAATGAGGAAATGGAGGAGCTAGGTCAGATAATGGTCAAGCAGTTGAAGAATAGATACAATGATCCTACAATGTATAAGAGATTCGTTGTAGGTATTGACAGAGCTAAGATGAGGCTGTATGATTGTGATCAGGGAGCACAAGATGACATCATCGATGCAGGTGATATTGAACCTGCCACCGACACTAAAAAAACATTCGAGGGATTTAAGATCTAATGGCTGATAAGACTTTTACAAATGAACCTGGTGCTAATTACGAACAGGACAAGGCAGCAGAAGAGATATCTAATGCTGCTAGAGACAAGGTAGATGATGCTAAGGACAAAGGACAAGATGTCTATGACAAGACTGCTAAGACACCAGAAGAGCAGTCTAAAAACATGGGTACTGCCCACAAGAGTAAGAAGATCCTAGATGAAAAGATTAAAGACAAGAACAAGAAGGGTAAGAAACCTACGAAATTTGAGATTGATCTTGATAACTATACAGACTTTGTGGATCGTGTTACTAGTCCACCAAGTAAGGACTTTAATGCACTACTTGCAAGATACGGTGAGTTAAAAGGTGCTGGATGTGACATTGCTAGACTAGATACTGCTGCATCAGGATTATGCTCAGAGTCTGGTGAGTTTATGGAGATTGTTAAGAAGTTAAAGTTTCAAGGTAAGCCATATAATGATGCACAGAAAGAGCATCTAACCAAAGAGTTGGGTGATATTATCTGGTATGCCGCACAAGCATCATTAGCATTAGGAGTTAGACTCGATGAGGTTATATATACTAACACTCTGAAGTTAGCAGCACGTTACCCTAATCAAATGTTTGAGGTGGGATACTCAGAGAATAGAGCACCTGGTGACATATAATGGCACAAGAACCATACACACATGGTAATCTATCGGTTGTGGTACCGATGGATGACATGAAAGACATTCTTAAACAGATGTGGAAGTCACGTTCCACTGAACCTAGAATGGGTGAGTTGTACAAGAAGTACCATCATCTTGTAGAGCTTGCAGACATAGATCCAAACCCCTGTGATATCTAATCCTTTGAGAATAGTTGATGACTTTTTAGATTCTGATTCACACCTTAAAATAAAGGAGAGTCTAGAGTATAAAGATTTCTGGACATACGATCCTTGTATAGCAGGTAGTATGTCAGATCAGATTAAAGATGGTCAGTTATGCCATCTGTTTTTCTTTGAGATGTATAGGTCACCACATATAGAGGTATTGTTTCCTATCATAGGTAGGATAAAACCTATGGCAATCTGGAGGATCAAAGCAAATCTTCAACTGCATGGTGGAGAGGAAGGATATAAAAGCAACTGGCACTATGACTTTACAGGTGATGGATATCCTGTAGAAGATATGACGACTGCCATATACTATGTCAATAGTAACAATGGATACACTGAGTTTGAGAATGATACTATAGTACCATCGGTTTCCAACCGTATAGTATTTTTCCCTAGTAACCTGAAGCACAGAGGAGTCAATGCTACCAACGTTAAGTGTCGTTATGTCATCAATTTCAATTATTTCACAATGAAGCTTGACAAGAGTTGACAGAGGGTGTATATTATAAATGTGCTGATCACACATCGGGAGTGACTGAATAAACTTACTGGCATTTTGCTGGTTAAGGTGATGAGACACAGGTGGTGCTGCACCGAAAGGTGAATCGACTTACCAGTCGGGTCTCAGGCAGAGTGAAAATTACTTACTGTAGTAATGCCTCGCTCTTGTTGGTACACAGGAATCCAACCTCCCTACACCCACAAAAGAAAGACTAAATAGAGGGGTAGCACCCCTCTTTTTTATGGCTATTACTGTACCCCCACAGAATAAAGATGCATTTAATGCGGTGATGTCAGCGTTAGGTGGAGATGATTATTCTTATTATTTGTTTGATGTTAAAAACGTAGAGGAGAAAGACTCTACAAAGAAAGTGCAGATAGCATTGAAGGTATTTGTACCTCAGTCTGCACGTCTTGGTGCTGTGGATAATATAACTGAGGCACTAGAGAATCAGGGATATGAATCACGAAAGAATGCTAAAGGTACTTCATTAGATGTCATCCTACCAGAGAGAGACAAAGAGCAAGTCATTAGGATTGAAGTAAAACCAGAGGGTAGTAAAGGATCTGGTGGTGGAGCAGCCGCAACTAAGATACAGGAAGCAGCACAGTGTGTCTATGCTGCTATGAGATATGAGTGTGGTGATGTAAAGAATTTCACAGAGGATGATTTTAAATGTGGTCTTAAGGCATGTGATATACCAGGTGTATCCCTTAAAGAGATCATGTCACTACCTAAAGAGTGGAAGGATTCATCATGGATGGGTGCAAAGGAGATCTATAGTAAGGTTAAAGGAAGTGGTTGGCAATTTCTGAGGGGTGATAATGTCATCGATGATGGTGCAGTTAAGAAAGCATTTGGTAGAGTAAAGAACCAGACAAACTTATCCTCAGAGGACAAGTGGAATCCTGCTGACATATGGATGGTGAAGAAGACTTCTAAGGGTGCAGTCAAAGCACACTTAGATAAGGAAAAGACTATTGACTGTCTTAATAATGCACTACTACAACTGAGACAGGATGGAGATCTCGTTGGTATATCTTTAAAGAAGATAGAAGGTAGTGCAAAGATGACAATAAAGAATGATATCCCTGCTGCTGAAAGGAAAGCAAATGAGAAAGCACACTATGTAAAGTATGATCTTACCTTTGACAATGGTAGGAAGGGTGATGCTAGTCACCCTATGGATGTGTACCTATACTATGGCAGTGGTACCTTTGATAAGTTTCAAGCAAGAAACTTTGGTGGCCCTACCAAGGGTGATTGGAAGTTAGAATTGAAAGGTAAGTCTGCTGCACAGGGTAAGATACAGGGTGCAGTCCTTAGAAGACTATTAACTGATGCTGGTTTCAATGGAGTGCCAGATGAAC